ATTATTTGTATCAGAGTTATCAAATACTGGATCATTATAAATTTTTTCATACGGATTTTTCCATGAATCTTGTAATGTGATGAAGGGTGTTATAGATAGGGTAGAACCTTGACAGGACACGCCATTTCCGTGGGTGTTAGTTATATACGGACCGCTTAAATTTTGTATGGCTAAATTGGATACACTGCCACTCGAATTTGCTACCGGGTTTGCCGTTGCAGACACCCCTCCTACTTCATTTGCATATAGAGGCGATCCGAATATATTTAAAGCTAAAACTAAATATTTTACTGACTGAAGGTTGATACAGTATCTGTTACTGAATTTATTTCGGTTGTTCTCTGAATTATGGTTTGAGTCTTTAATCCAGGTTGACTGAGCGTTGTTGTCAGTTGCCAAGGCTTGCTTGAATCCGTTACCGTGAAGTTTGGCATATTTGTTGTATCTAGATTTGTCCACGTAGAATTTACTCCGTTTACTGACTGAGTAACATTTTGAGCTGGAGGAACCAAGCTATTGGCATCTGTACTAATGTTATTACCAGTTACGGTATATTGCCAGCCAGTTTGATAATCTATCACATTTATTGTCTCCGTTACCGTAGAAGTGGTTTCTGTATGGGACGTAAGACTACCAGTCTGAAAGTTTGGCACCAAGGGTACGCTGACTACAGGTGCACTCATGAAGCTTACAGCGACCACAGGTATCGCACTTTTCATGCTCTTCATGATCTTGCTCTTCATAAATTGCAAATGCATGATTTTTTAATTTCATTTGATACTAATTTCACTTACAAATTGACCGATTGCACTTGTACCAGCACCACCTCCTACCAGAGTAACTGCACCTGAAGTTGCGATTGTACCGGCTAAATCGCCTGCTGATCCTGATGCTGTTGAAGTTTGGCTACTGAAATTACCCACTGCCCCTACACTGGGAGCACTTGTAGCAACTGCATCTCCTTGGGTAAAGGATTGTGTGAACGAAAAGCTGTTGCCAGCTGTTTTCTGTGTAACTTCTAACGCAGGTATCGCACCGACTCCTGATGATATAGTCAGTGATCCCAGTCCATCAGAAACTGCACTACCACCTGTTGGTGTATATGTCGTATCCACCCCTGATCCCGAAACCGCATAAGTGGTTCCTATCCGCTCAACTTGAGTTGCTGCAGCGTTTGTGGTTAATTGTACAGAGCTGCTGAGTTTTGAAGTAATATCGCTTTTTGCTACGGGTGCATAAAACAATATCAATAATGGGATTAATTTCCTCATTTTTTTATTCTTATTGTTTGCTATTCATAACTTTAATGGAGCTACACTTAGTAAATAATTCCTAAATAAAATGGCTGAAAATTTAAAAGATCAACAAAAGAAAAATGTTTTTCAAAAGATAAAAGAAAATATAGATGATAAAGAGGAACAATTAGCCTTTATCTCAGTAGTGGTAAGGCTTGTCGTAGTTGGGTGGTCCGGTTTTATCGTCAGCTTAAACTACATAACTATCCCCGGCTATAGCACTGAACCCAAGGATATCACCTTCCCGGCTTCGATTCTGACGGGGGTTTTGAGCACATTTGGCGTAGAGGCAGCACGAAAAAGAGGAGATGGAACTATGAAAATGGATAAAAACCAAACTCCAAATTTGACTAAGGCTGACTTCGAAAAGCTTATAGAAAAAGCCACTCAGACTGCACCAACTCAAATATTGCGTATCGAACAAGCTCCTATTAAGATAGTTACTGAAGGCACTAACAAAAAAGATGTATAGTAGACCAAAAAGAAATTGGGGAACTATTGGATTAGTTTCCCTCTTAGGAGTATCAAATATAGGTTTAATAAGTAATTTATCTAATAAAACAAATCTTCCTGTAATTAATTTACCTGTTGGTCCTTATACCACATATCAGGTAGATGCTTCTGAATTTGGATATAAGATTTCTTACATGGCTAATGATCCCAAGGTTCTTACGACAGTTACAAACAGTGAGACACCTAAAGGATTTTTTGGTAATAAAAAAGAAAAAATAATAATTAGAAAAGAATTTACGATGAATGGTGAGAACAAAACCTCAGATGCTTCCAAAGATGGTTCTCAGCTTACAGAAGAGCAAATAGCATGTTACAAGATAGAAGGAAGTGGTGAATCGACAGGAAGGCTTGTAGGGGCTTCTATGGGTGTCAAAGCAGCTCCAGCTGTAACCAACATTCCTATAATTGGTTGGATAGCTGCAGGATGGATTACTATGTTCGGTCAAGATAAAGGAGCTGATATTGGTGGACAGATAGCTAGAGATTTTAATAATTGTTAATAGCTAGATAAAATTGACTTAGCTATACTCAAAGTAATGAAATATTTATTATGTCTTGCGAAGTCTCTCTTGAAAAATTAGAAGATACCTTAAAACAACTGACTGAACAACAAAGTAGTCTATCAAATGATATTAAATTAAAAGATTTAGAATTATCTCAAACTAAAGAATCATATTTAAAAGTACTAGGAGCTATTGAGATAATACAATTTTTAAAAACAGAAGTTCAACACCCTCCTGAAGTAGATTTAGAATTAGAACCAGAGGTTACATGAGATGTTATCTGAGATGAACAAAGAAAGATATAAGGCTCTACAATTACTGGCGGATCATATTCGAACCCCTTCTCGTGATTTATCTCTTAATGCAATATTTAATGACGTAAAAGAGGAAGATTTAAAATGGGTTACTGAAAAAATTCATTATTATTTATTAAGATTGCTAGAAGAATCAAACTGTGAGACTGAAGAAGATATTGAATTAATTCCATTAATGGAATATTAAATACATTTGTGTAAGTTTATGCAGCATAGAGTTTTTTCAAGGCAGCATATTACATGTGATTAATTGCGAGCAAGACCTCTTAGTAAATCTAATTGAACTATCTCCAAAAAATGCTCGACGAAAATTTAGACAGTCAATTTTTGAAGCCTGGGAATGGAAATGTGCATATTGTGATAAAGATTTAAATACTTTTACCGCGACAATTGATCATATTATTCCAAAATTTAAAGGTGGACATAATGTTAAATCTAATATGATTTGCTCCTGTTCGAAATGTAATAGATCTAAAGGATCTGTATCGCTAGAAGATTGGTATAATACCTCTAATTCTTGTTATTCAGAGGAAAGACTTGGTAAAATAAAGCATTGGATAGAAGATAATAGTGGAACTATTAAGCTTGTATCTTCAGACAAAGCTACTCCGTATTTAACAAATGATTTCTACATCGGATGGGTCTCAAGCTAAAGCTAAGGCATTTTTAAAAGATAAAAGTCAAAAGATCATGGAATATATGCCTGAGTTACAAAGAGCACGTATGCCAGATGCACTTGCAAGAACTGAAGGTCAGAAAGGACAAGACCTGATGACTAAAGCAGTAGATGGAACTTTAAAAATTCTATAATTAAGAAAAATGTCTAAGAGAGCAAAAGCCAAACAATTATCTAAAGAGCGTTTAAAGTGTAATAAACCTAAAAGAACTCCTAGCCATAAAACAAAATCTCATGTCGTAAAAGCCTGTAAGGATGGAAAAGAAAAAATAATTAGATTTGGTCAACAAGGTGTAAAAGGAGCAGGTAAAAATCCAAAGACTGCTAAAGAAAAAGCTAGAAAAAAATCATATTATGCACGACATAATGCCCAAGATTCTAATCCTGATAAGTTTTCTGCAAGATATTGGTCACATAAAGTTAAATGGTAATTAAATAAGACTCCAACTCCTCCACCATTTTGTAATTACATATTTACATCCTTTAATTGGTGGTAAAGCTTCATGAATTGTTTTAAAGTTTGGAAAGCCATTGCTATATAAATTATTCCAAGCAATTAATAACCCTTTTTTTGGTTTAATTTTTAAATTTAATCGCCTAAAATAAGTTTCTCCTCCCTCTTCAACATCATTTAAATAGATCATTGTTGTCCAAGTTCTTTGACCCATCCATTCACAGTAAGTTTTATATTCCTTTGTAAGTGGATTAAAAAAATCACAATGTTCTTTATAATATTCACCCTCTTCATATTTTTGAGCTTGCATTGTTTCGCCTAAAAATGGTTCTAATTCCATTAAATTTGATATTTTCTTATCAATACTTAAATAAAAAGGGTCTTTAAAGTAATTTAAATCAGAGGTTTTACTAGTTCTGTAATTATTTACTAAACAAGTATCATCTCTGTCTGCAACTGTAGATGGTCTTAAATTTCTTGATATCATTGAGATTAATTTATCACATTCTTCATATCCTAGAAATCTTTTACATTGATATATCTGTGTAAAAGGATAGTAAATTCGATCTGTCTTTTCAATTATTGGATTATTATAAAACTCTTTATAATTTATTTTTGTTGGTTTTTTCTTAAATTGAGCTAATAATTGTAATTTGTTTATTTGTTCTTGATTTAAATTATATGTTTCTTTAAATTTTCTTTCTACTTGAGTTTTACTTGCACCACTAACAGATGCTTCAGTAAAATTTTTTATTAATTCCTCTATATTCATATGAAAGTCCTATTAGTCTTAGAATACTAGTAAATACAGAAATTTCAAATGGGAACTGTAGCAATTAGTTTTATTATTCTTTTTGGTAGCAGTTATGGAATAAGTTCTGTTTTACTAAAAAGAAATGTACGGATTCATGAACCAAGCTATAGAACCAAAGAAAAAATTACAAGAGTTTATAAAGTCAAGAGATCTAATCAAGACCGGTTTATTTGATGACATTCCGGATATACCTGAATTTACTGTAGATACAAGAGCTAAAGCACTACGTGGTGTTGCTCCTTAATTCAGTCTTGGTACTATATGTATAAAGGTTTCAATTTATATGGATGTTAATCTCCCAGTAGATCAAGAATTTGCAATTCATGCTGCTGCTCTAGCAATCCAAACTTTAGACCGCGTAGAATTAGAAGAAGCATTTATTGAGCTTTTACATCAAAAAGCATTAGATCGTCAGATGTTTTATGGCATTATGAAGGATCATGGTATAGATGCAAACATTCAATTTCAGCTATCAACTGAAGGTCAAATTACTTAAAAAACATGGCTACACGAACAATAACAGGCACTCTTGATACTTTCAGTGTTGATGGTGGTTCTGAAATTACTTATGTAGGTGGATCTACCACTGGCGACAGAAGTGATGATGTAAGAGGATTTGAAGTAAATCCTGGAGGAACAGGTAATATTATTGTAAATATTTTAAAATCCTCTGGTATTCGTAATGTACAAATATTTCAAAAAGATTCTTTTTCAACAGGTAGTGCTCCTACTGGATATCAAAAATTCTTTGATATTGAAAAGGCTGGTAAGGGAAAAGGAGCTGTAGGAGTTGCTGTAACTAATGCTGCTAAAGATTATGTTGTACTACTGACATATGATGGTTATTCTGAAGTAAGTTACAAAGGCACTGTTGACGTTCCCTAAATATCCTTTTTTTTCTGAGAAAGGCTATAAATTAACAAAAACTTTTACACCAGCTAGAACATACTTAGGATTAGGTATATATGGTACTTATAAAGATTTTGGTGAAAAAGCTTGGAAAATTGGATATGGAAGTTTAGAAATTAACGGTCATTTTCTAAAAGCAAAAGATCGAGCTACACAAAAAGACATAGACAAACAATTTTATTTAGATTTAAGGGAATTTTCTAATACTTTAAAAGATTACGTTTTTGTCAATTTAAATACTAATCGTAAAGCAGCACTTTTAAGTTTTGCTTATAGTCTTGGTATACAGTCTTTTAAAAATTGTAAATTACTAGATTTAATTAATAGTTATGCATCAAAAAGTAAAATAATTAAAGAATGGAGCCCATATATAAATACATATTGGATGTCTGGAGGGGAAATGATGATTGATAGAAGAAGAGCTGAGTTAGATATGTACTTTGCAGCTGATAAAGATATACCTACCTTTTATCGACACTCCTGTCATGCTAAAGTCTGTTTACTTAATTTAGTTGAAACTTATAATGGTTCTTCTAATCAAATAAAAGGTATTGAATATCTAGAAAAGAAATTTAAAGAACTTGATCCTTCTGGGGAAGTTCTACGTCGTTTTTTTCGTTATTGGAATGAGAAGCCAAGTGCTCTAGCATCTCCGAAGCGAGCCAAGGTTGATCCTTGAGATATTCCAAAGCATCAATAAGCTGCATTTCGGGTGTATAATTTTCGATTAAATCTTCATACTTCATTGTCATCCTCCTGTGGAATATCTTTTAGATAGGCTGGAATTGTATGTGGAATTGAAACATTTTGATAGCCCTGTTCATTTGTGTTTTCAATTTTTGTCATCTTTTCTTGATGCATTCCTATTTTAAGCAGTACTATATATCCAATTAAATCATTTACCACATCCTCATCTTCATCTAATAAACCTGCACCTTGCATTATACGATTGAGTTTATCATCTATACGAACTAATAATTGTTCTACAGGTGAACTTTTACTAAAAACTCTACATGGTTCTAAGGCAGAATTACCATATTTTCGATTTTTATAAATGAGAAGTTCTTTTATGTCATCACAAATAGCTGAGATTTTTAATTCTGATTCAGTCATATTCAGTCCTAATAAAATAAATTAATGAGATATACACAATCTAAGCTTAGCCAAGATTATAAAGTTGACGAGCGATATAGAGAATCTCGTGGATCTTCAGATAATGCTACTGGTTTAGCTTTTCTTAAAAGATTTTCAAAAAATTTGAATTTTAAACCGGGAAGCAGTACAGATACAGAGTTTCCACCCAGTATAGATAATAAAGATACTACAGATATTAAAAATGTCATGAAGAAATCAAGTAACTACTTTTCCTAAGTGAGAAAAAATATTTATAAATTTATCTACCTGTTGAAAGCCAAATTCTAATTTTGGTA